AATGGAAAACATCCTCCTTGGAAGAGCCGTATCCAGAGATGAAACACTTGCTCCGTACATCGAAACCTTTAAGAAGTGGGCCGATGCAAACATTGAAAAAACCTACTGGTGCGAAAAGGGTCTTGTCGGCGCAGGCTATGCGGGAAGGTGTGATGCCTACGTCAAGCTACGCGGTATTGGTGACGCTATCATCGACCTGAAGAATCGTAAGGTTAACCCTAAGTACGATCCATTCTACGATACAGACTGCGCCCAGCTTTGGGCATACAGGAATGCAAGCGAGAATCCTAAGTGTACCTGCGTATCGGTGGTTCTAGCATCAAACGATGCTACCAAGCTGATGACGAAGGTGTGGGACGAGGACGAACTCTACCAAGCTGGCATTGCATTCTGCGCAATGCAGAAAGTATGGGCTTGGGTAAAAGGTTACACACCACCTGGGATGAAGTTGTGATTGACCCACAAGACGTACTTTGGCTAGAAGGATTACTAGACGAATTTTATAGGAGGCTTGCAAAATGACTGCACCAACAATCCAAGAGATGGGTAACGCTGCACAGGAGATAGTCTGGCGTGTGATGGGTAAAGGATCAGACAAGTCTGGCTACGGCGATTGGTTGGAGAAGGATCGGCCTACTCACGATTACCATATTGCCAGAGCCGTCCGGCACCTAGCCACAGCGCAGATGCAACTGCACAAGTCCTCGCCTTGTCCGGATAATAATGGTGAGACAAGCGTTGACCACTTGGAGCGTGCGCTGGTACGATGCCTATTCACGTTGGCACAAATAAAGAAAGAGGTGACAAGATTATGATTATGGAAGATGTAAGTGTTGATTTCGAGTTTAATGGAGAGAAGTACACTGCGTATGGCAACGCAGAGATTGACACGATTACAGAAGATATTGGTCCAGTTGGATACAGAGAACATTACTATGCCGAGGTGGTCAACAATGTGACTATGTCAAAGATTGAAATCTCAACTGCTACCGAGGACATAAAGAATCCAAGCAAGGAATTGCTGGAAAAGGCTGATGACCTTTTGTCAATTCAAGCAACGGAAGATTTTGACGCTGGCAAATGAAGGATTTAGGCAAAATTACTTTTGGAAAAGCACGTCCTGCACCGAAGCAGGTTCTGGTCGACGTAAGCTATGACACAAAGACGGCCAAGGCGTTGCACGCATTCGGGCTGAAGCAACTAAAGAAAGATCAAGAGGCAGTAATTCAGTATGTAATCGCAAGGGCGTTGAAGGGATCGGTCAAAAAATGAAACGCGCTGTTGTAACTATGGCATTCGGGACAGAGTGGGAAAAGATCCTTGAGCTAACCCATCCTCGCATCGACGCTTTTGCCAAGCGGAACAAGATGGATTTCATTGTGATGAACCGGTCTGTAATGGACCCGATGGATTACAACAAATCAATGATTGCTCACATCTTGGTAACAAAGAAGTACGATCAAGTAATCTATATCGATTGCGATTGCCTTGTGACCAAGGATTGCGATGACTTTGCCAACGTGGCCGAGGAAGGTAACGGAGGGTTCATTGCTTTTGACGAGGGAGATTTCTTGGATCGCAAGGAAGGAATGAAGAGGCTGGCAGCAGAGTTTGGCGGGGTGATTACGCCTAACTATTACTTCAACTTCGGAGTGTTTGCAATGACAAGAAAGCATCTTGGCTTATTGTCGTTGCCTCCAATTGGAGTCGTTCCAAACCACTTTGGGATGCAGACCTGGGCGAACATTCAGGCGCACTTTTGGGATATACCGCTATCTGGAATGGACCCAGCCTATAACTGCATGACCAGCGTAGAGGCACACTACGGACTAGACCGATACAAGGACGCAATGATTATTCATTACGCCGGGCAGTCTGGTGATCTTGCAAAGCTGGCCGAGCAGATCAAAGCTGACGATGCAAAGCTGGTGGAGCTAGGCCGTTGAGATCAACCCAACTATGTCGTGGCGACTACGATGACAGGGTGCAGCAGTTGGCTGGCGAGGTTGCACTCCAAGCTATCCGCGACCTGCGGATGCTACGCAAACGAGGGATGGTTAAGGGTATGAAGATTGTTAAAGATCATACCGGCGTGCCACTTAATGATGCTTTGGAGTACAAAAACTCGCACGAGGTGCAGAAGCTACTGCGTGACTTTAAGACTGGCGTTGTTTCTTGGTGGTGCAGAGCCAGCGGGGTGCAGATCGACAACAGAACGCTGCTACGGAAACTAAAGGAAAACGACTATGTTCTGCCTACTTGACCTTGGCACAATAGTTTGGGTCATCAGTTCTTTTATCCTTTACAGTTCCCTGCTTTTGTCGGCAATCTACTGCGCAGGTTACATCATCTTTAAGCTAATCGATTACATAAGAAAGGAACTGGATTTATGAGCGAGTTTAAGCAGAAGGTATTGACCGCTTCAGTAGATAGGTACGTCCTAACCAGAACGCAGTGTGAGATGCTGCGCCAAGATGCGGAAGTGATCGGGATGAAGCGTGCGCCTGTGCTGTCGAAAGATGGAGTAACACGTACGGTATCACGTACGCGAACCTGCTCATCGTGCTGGATTCCGTATGCCAAGCATTATAACTGGATTTATAATATCATGCGCGAGATTACGGAAAGCATCAATGCCGATGCATGGCGATTCGACATTCAAGGCATCCAACAGTTGCAGATCCTGCGATACCGCCCACTACAGAAGTTCTCTTGGCACTTTGATACCTACACATCCGAAGCACCAGTTCGCAAGCTGACGGCTGTGGTTAATCTATCTGCACCGGAAGAGTATATCGGAGGCGGGTTGCAGGCCAAGGCTGATATGGTGAACACTCAGTTCATCCGCGAGCAGGGAGCAGGCTGCTGGTTTCCATCCTACATCGAGCATCGTGCGCGTGCGCCTATCTGGGGTACACGCTGGGTGTTGGTGGCTTGGTTTACTGGACCTGCCTGGAAATGACACACGCTGCCAATCTTCCTCGCCACTTGTATGTCAAGTGCGATATGGAGTTTGTGTCTGATGGCGATAAGCAGGGACTGGAGGACGCTGTCTGGTTCGGCCTAACCGCAGTACCTGGACGAGCTTGGGGATGCACGGTTATGCTCAAGTGCGGTGCGTTATACCGAGGGCTACCGCTGCACGCCTTGGCTCACGGCGACATTGCAATTATGGACTGGGAAATTAACGATGCTCAACGCTGGGATTGTTTTGGTTGGAACTTCACGACAATTGAGTACGAGTATCTGATGGGCTTGTCCTGCCGAGTCTGGATCGCAAGCAAGAAGACTTGGGAAGTTGGTCGCTATCTATTCACAGCCGAGCCTTACGGAGATGGATTCTCAATGGACCCAAGCCAAACCAAGTCACACCATTTTATCGCACTTAATAATGGACGGATGACGGCTGTTCCCGGTAACAATGTGCTTTGGAAAGAATCAAGCTTCACCACTCCAAGCGAGAAACCTAACTGGCTGCGGACGCAGTCGCAGGTCTGGCATGGAGAGCAGGCAACGTGGGATGACGTTGTTGGTGATGAAACAGCATAGGAGGTCAGTATGCCACTAGGTAAAGACGTAAGTAAGAATATGAGCGAACTGGCAGCGGATAACCGCAAGAAGGGCAAGGAGCGTGGCGCAGGCGGGAAGGCTCGTTCGCGTCAGCAGATGATTGCGATAGCACTCTCTGCTGCTGGGAAGAGTAACAAATCGCCTCGCAAGTTTCGGATGCGGTCAGGCTCGTAATGGATACAGAGGCAAAAGCTCGCCTCAAGTGGGGGCGCGACATCCTTCTCATTGCACGCAATAAGCTTGTGATTGAGAGGGATCGCGCGACTCACGGACACGCGATAGATATGATCCAAATCATAACGATGGTGGATGCAGCGGCCTTGATTTGTAAGGAGATTGTTGAAAGTGAATGAAAAAACCCACCTCGACTTATTCAGCGGGATCGGAGGATTTGCCTTGGCAGCAAAGTGGAATGGATATAGAACCGTTGGCTTCTGTGACAACGAACCCTACGCACAAGCAGTCCTCAAAAAGCATTGGCCAGAAGTCCCGTGCCACAAAGACATCCGCGAAGTACGAGGCGAGCTATACGCAGGAGTCACTCTTCTCACAGGCGGATTCCCCTGCCAGCCATTCAGCCTTGCCGGGAAGCAACGAGGCAAGACAGATGACCGCTATCTCTGGCCAGAAATGCTCCGAGTTATACGCGAGGCAGGGCCAACTTGGATCGTTGGTGAAAATGTTGCTGGCATCGTCAACATGGCACTCGACCAAGTGCACGCTGACTTGGAAGCGGAAGGCTACGAAGTCGAATCGATTATTATTCCAGCTTGCGCCGTTGACGCGCCACACAGAAGAGACAGGGTTTGGATCATCGCCAGGAATCTGGCCGACTCCGTCAGCCTGTCCGAGAGGAGCGCACACGGGAGCAAGGAGTGGGGCTGTGTCCGAGGACGGGAAGACGAGGACATCAGCCAACGGAACGAGATGGGGGGCAACTCTTCAGACAGCCGTGAGAATGTGGCCGACACCGAGAGCAGTCAATCCAGGCAGCAAACCAAACGGCAAGGGCGGGAAGATACTAGAAGAGGAAGTCAGGATTGCGGAGGGATTGAGGATTCGAGGAGAGAAGCTGTTGGCGAAAGATCAGGAGAGGCAATCTGGATCGCTGAACCCAACGTGGGTCGAGTGGCTAATGGGATACCCAATAGGTCACACCGACTTAAAGGATTGGGTAACGCCATCGTCCCACAAGTCGCGTCAGAAATCATCAGATGTATCAACCAGGTAATAGGAGAATAACCAAATGAAACTATGGACAAATAACACAAACGGAGTCCACATTGTGGACGATAACAAGCTGTGGCCACGTTGTAGCTACATCCTGCCAGACGAGTTGGTCAACGCACCATTCAATGATGCCGTACCAGTTCCGCACAGAATCAAGCCGTACTACCCAGGTCGAGCCGAGGGTGGAACGACTGCGGTCTATCGTGCCGGTGCGATTGGTGACGCAATTATGGCTACCGGAATCATTCGTTACCTAGTCGAGACTTCGGGTGGGGGCGTGGACATTTACTGTCCTGCTCGCAATATGCCGATCTACGCTGGACTTGGTGCTAGGATTCTTCCGTTGCCACCAACAGCCGAGGCGTGGGATTCATACGATGCTCAGATTCCTCTGGATGATCTATTCTCTGGCAAGGTCGGAGGAACAGAGCTTGGAACAGGTGCAGGCAATCACTATGACCGCATCTACCTGTGGATGGGTGCGGAAGGTATACTGGCCGACATCTCTGGGAAGGTTGGTGATGTCAAGCGGG